GATGTTCTTCTATCCACATGTGACAGTTTCTGCAAACTGGTAACCATGTAGATGTATCTAAGTGATAAATACCACGCCCATGTTTATGATGGACATCAGTAGCTTGCACAGAACACTTATGGATCTTTGCATGACACACTGGTTTGTCTGTTAAATACTGCCTACGCAATTTGCTATAAGCAGTATTTAATTTAGACATTTTACTTGAGACTTTTTTGATACTCATTTTTTTAGTTGTAAATAATTTTTAGGAAGTAAACCTAAAGACATAAATTTTAATATTACATCCTCATATGTAATACCTAAGTCTTTGAAACTCATGGTATTAGTATAATCATCTAAAATCTCATCAGCAGGTATACTTGCCATATACTGTGCTGTTGGTGAATGCTTGAATGTTTCACTAAGATAAGCATTTATACGCTTATTACAAATAGTTTGTTTCCATGCATTAATTTCTCTTTGACTTCTTTTCCAAACCTTTGTGATTCTACGTTTCTTGTCCCAATGTAGCTTCTTAACTTCTTCAGGTTTATAAACCTTGAGGCCATGAAGCACACGTTTAAACAAAAAATGTTGATACGGATTTAGTTTAGTGTAACTTAAAGAGTTTACTATTGATTCAGGATGTAACTGATATTCTGTTAATATCCCATAGTATTGATAGCGTTCCTCTCTTTTTGAGAGTAACTCACGTTGTTGTTGTTGTTTGAGTATATTTATTTGATCTTGAGATAGCATAATGATTTAGTTGTTATTGATTAAGTAAAGTGATAAAAGTATTAAGCCTGTATAGAAATTAACTAAAATCTCTACACAGGCCATCTACATATTTAGAAAACTATATTATAGTTCAAAAGTCTCTTCTACGAGATCTTCTGTTTCTTCACTTACTTCATCAGTAACTTCATCATTATTTTCTTCTAGATCATCTACATCATCTACTGTAGAGTTATCAAAGCCTTCTGATTTAATATCAAATGCTTCTTCTACACTAGCTGCAGGTACACCTATAGTATTTGACTTAACATTACTAGTTCCATTAGCATCTTTAATGTCTTCACCATTTGTATGAGCTAATAATACGTCTTGTGCTGTAGCATCAGCTACAAAAAACGTTTTCCTATAAATAGGTTGACCATCTACACAACATATGATACCTGTATCACCTGCATATTTATAGTCTCTATCTGGATCATTACTGTTAAATGGCTCCAATTGCTCTTTAATAATGATTTTACCTGCTAACTCACTGTTAGCTTTAAAATCTAATGATTGTAAGTCTTCTAACTTACCATGTAATAATGTTGATACTTTAGATCTTTTGACCCAACCTCCATTACCAAAGGTTACTCTGTCTTGTTGTAATCTGATGTACCCATACTCTGAGTTGTTGTTTGATTGACGGATAACATTGCCCATGTCATCAGCTAAGATAATTACTTGCTTTTGCATTTTTTTGAAATTTAATAAATTAATAATTGTTTTATTGATGACTACACGTCATCTGAATGAAAATATGGATCATCTAACTTTTCATAAGCTTCTAGTTCATCTAATGCTTTCTCATACTCTTCTATGAACTCTGGTTCATTTTGTACGGAAGGTATTTGTTTACCTGAAAACCTATTATAAAAGGGATTGACCACTTCTTTGGTGTATGCTGAACTTAAACCATTAAGGTCCTGTACTTCTTCATCAGTTAATGAGAGGTATTGCTCTACTGAGCATTCAATTATACGTCCATTGGGCAGTTGTACTATCATATCTGTTAACAAAGATAAAAATATAACTAACCCTGGCTCACTAATTATAAGGAATTAATGTTTAAGATCAAAAATAAATTGCATATATATAGCTATCACTTATATAATAACTAACTTGCCATTTACTCTTTTTATGTAATTGTGCTGTCTCAACTCTTTTAATAGTTTAAATATGTACCTTTGGGATACATCTGCTGAGTCAGCTAAAGTTGAAGCAGACGGATATGCTTCACGGTTTTTATCTGCATAGCATGCTATGAGACTATATAACCCTTTTGCTTGTATAGACAAACTGGGATCTGACAATACTTTGTATTTGACTATCCCAAATCTATCTGATTTCTTTGACATGGTCTTTTAAAAGCATAAGCATGGCCATTGATTCACTTTCTTCTTTAGCAAGTTCATCATTATTCATTGCATACTTATCATTCATATATCTCCCAAAGGATATATTCTTACCATTTGCATCTTTTAAAGCATTATCTAATAGTTTCCAAGATGCTTGTTCACTATGTAATAAGTCCATTGATATCTTTGCCATAACTATTCTTTTATAGTATTATCATCTGGTTGTTCTACATTCATAAATAAATCAGCCTGATGTATAGGCTCTGAATCTGTTGCCAATATATCAAAATATTTAATATCATCAACTGATACAGCTATTAATTCTAATGGTGAACAAGAATGCTCATACATTTCTAACTGTTTCTCTTTATTATGATACATAAATTCTATCTTAATGCTACTATAGAAAGGATTAAATGGTTCAGATCCCCATGAAGTATCTCCTATTACTTTTGCATATACCATACCGTGACCTGCATATAGACCCATATCTTGTAATATGTCTTCTTCATACTTGTCTGTCTTATGATAAGATGGTGGTATAAGCTTTACATAACCATTTAATGTTACTGGTTTATATACTTCTTCTATAAGGCTTAAATGTACTATAGATTCTTTTGCAGTGTCATTAAGATTATCCATAAGGATCTTAAACATGTGTTCATAATTCTGCGGTTCTTTTGATTTGATAGAGATAGCATTACTTAGAATGTTTTCCATCACTTTTTCTGAAATTTTAAATTGATTTGCCATTGTTTATTATTATTTTAAGGTTTGACGAATGAGAGGTAGGGAGCAGTGAGTATGATATGCAACAGCTACATGATATATATCACGTATATGCTGTTGCTATCAAGGGTCATCACTTACATAACCAATCTCAAGGCCTAACTATAGTAGTATATATTATATATAAATATCTACTGGTACTGTTTGTATGAACCGTGGTTCACTTTTTTTCTATACTAAACTCAAATGATACGAATGGTATAAGTAATATCCATGATACTCTATGATTAATATCTGGATCTACACCAAAGGCAAATCCAAATATTGGTATGAATTCTACTTTAACGTTAGGAAACATCTTTATCTTTTGCATAAAGACAAGATACATAACTGAGTTTGCTACAACAACTACACCTACTAAGGTGATAATTGTTAGCATAAATGTGTCTACATTATAATTTGTTACAAAATTATACGTACCTATTACAAATGCTAGTGGTAATACCACAACGTATAGGATTTTTACTAATGATCTAATGAATGATTTCATAATTTGATTTATTTAAGTGATTAATTATTGATTAACGACCCCATTTGGATCTCTTGTGTTTCTTTTTAGGTTTCCAATAGTTCTTCTTTGCAAAATGCTTTTTGCTTTTCTTAACTGAGCATCTACGATTTGAACCACATGATTGTAATACCGGTCCACCTATAAATAATATTAGTATTAGATATAAAAATTGCTTCTTCATAACTTTGCTATTAAGGATTGAACTGTTATTACTGCATATGGTTGATTATCATTGATAAGTCTATCATCAAAGAGATAATATAAATCATCTCCTATATACTCTAATTGACCATTTGCTCCTGGTACATACCACGGTTTAACTATATATACATAGTTATAGTCCGAAGTTGTAGGTAACAATGGATAACATTGATTAGTAGGCCAAGATACATTGTAGTCAACTAATTCTACTTCAAAATCATATTGATAAATTATGTTAGTACATTGTATTTGTTCTGGTTCAGTAATTTCTAATTCCTCTTTTTGACAAGAGGTGAATGCTAAGGTTAGGCATAAGCCTATGAATAAATGTTTCATAATGGTTTTTATTTAAGTGATTAATTTTTTTGTTTATCAATAACTGATGTTAATGTAAAGACACCCATAAGAAGCAGATGATTAAGGCTTATGTTCTCCTCATACTATACTAGTAATAGTATAACTGCTTCTGTTTGTTAGTATATTCTGTGTACGTTCAATCATTTTGATTGGTGCTCTACGTAAAGATTGTTAAAAAACTTAGAGTGCTTATCCATTATTGGCTGACACTATTTCAGAATAGTCAGTGGTATTGCTTGACTCATTACTCTAAGTATTAACGATTAATATCAGGGTTAGGATTTAATAATTCTTCTGCTTCTTTATGTGTTCTGAAGTAAGTTGATTCACGGCTATAAGGCATACCTTCTTCTGTACGACCTATGTAATAACCTGCTGCTGATTTTAGTACTTGTAATTCTGATATATTATTTGACATAAGGATTTAGTATTAGTTATTGATTGCAATATTGCGGGTACTATGTCTATTATCCTATAGAGGAAGAGACAAACATTACCCATGTAGTATTGTTGAGTGTAATAGTTACTCTTGTAAGAGTGTTAGCTATATTAATATATTAATGTGCTATGATAGTTATGATTGTGGTAAAAGGTGGTATTTTGTGGGTATATGATGTCATACTGTTTGTATAACACACATTAATGCACAAAAAATAAAAAGATTAACCAGCTTTTACACTGATTAATCAATTTATCTACGGTTTACTAAACTAAACTGCCTCTACCCATCTCAAATCTGTTTCTTCTCCAGTTGATAGGTTCATTACTGGATTATCAGACAATCTAAAGCCGGGCATCTTATCTCCTCTATTTAGTTTGTCCTGTAATTGTTTTATTGTTGGGTGATCTGCCTTCATTACTTGACCTGTCTCTGGGTCCATTAGGCTTAACACACCAAAGCTGATGTTAGTCTGCTTTCTACTTGCCACTTTTAAACCGGCTATAGTAGTTTCAGATTGTACCATTGGTACGTCTGATACAATAAGTGTTGCACTGTTAGTATTCTGATTGATACTAAATTTTCTAAAATAAACTGCTGTTTGCATAATAAATGTATTTAATGAATAATTATTTTATGTATAAATGTATACGTATTATAGGTGGGGAGAAGTGAGAGAGGAAGGAAGCAGTGAATATATACAATAGGATTGTATGGTCTATAGCAATAGGATGTAAATGTATACCCTAAAGCAGTAGAAAAAAAGAGGTGTGCTTTTACACACACCCCTTGTTCCTGATTAGGCTTGTTCAACCCAGAACAGGTTCTGGTTCTCTTCACCAGTCTGTAGATTAACTACCTTTTGCTCACTTAACCTGAAGCCAGCCATCTCGTCACCAAGGTTGAGCTTTTGCCCAAGAGCTTTGATTGTTGGATGATTACTCTTCATCACCTGATTAGTTTCAGGGTCTATTAGAGATAACACACCAAAGGAGATGTTCCCTTGTGTTCTTGTTGCAACAGACAGACCAGCAAGTGTAGTCTTGTTGTTTGACATTGGAGCTGAGCTCACGATGATTGTTGCTGAGCCAGTAGACTCATTGATGTTTAGTTTTCTAAAGTAAACCATAATTTAAAATATTTAAAAAATTAATTAAAATTGTGGAACATTACAGGGGTACCCCCAACCACAAACACTAGGTGGGGAGCAGTTTATTATGGCATCTCAAGCACGCTAAATATATAATTTTGCCAGGGCCGGGATGGGGGCATACAAAGTTTTTTACTCAAGTGGGGGATAGGTTATGACGGAAAAATTTTTATAGGATTTATAATTTTAGTATATTGTTTGTATAGATGCAGTTTAACTTAAATTACATAACATGGCAAATTGGGATGACAACAGTGGGGAGGATAAAAAAAATGAACTGTCTGAAATAGAGCAAATGCAATTAGATGCAGTAATGCTTGAGACAGCATATAACAATTCCTATTTAGTGCTAACTAATCAAATAACATTTGAAGACTTGTTGACTGATAAATTTACAAAAGGAGGCGAAGCTGTAATGGCTTTTGATCCAACTGAAGGTCCACTGCAAGAAGAATTAGAAAATATGATTAGCTATTATATTGAAGAAGAAGCTTATGAGAAGTGTGCTAAATTGCAGAAACTCGTAAATAAGATTTACCCACAAACCATAAATGAGTAACAATGGCCAAAAAGAAAAAAAGTACCGTAAATAGTTCGGGTAATTACACAAAACCCGGAATGCGTAAAAGATTATTTAATTCTATCAAAGCTGGAGGTAAAGGAGGAGCGCCTGGACAATGGTCTGCTCGTAAAGCTCAGATGCTTGCTAAACGTTACAAAGCAAACGGAGGCGGATATAAATCTAAGAAATGATGAAAGACTTAACCCTAAATATTGGTAATATAATTTGGATTATAGGTATTATATTCACAATGGGTATTGCTTACAGCCAAATAGCACAGCTATCTGATGATATGATCGTTCTAGAAAGCAGACTAGAAAAAAAGATTAAAATGATTAATGAATCTGAAGATAGAATAGTAGAACTTGAAAAAGATCTTATTAGACTTGAGGAGTCTCAATGTAAACATAGAAAGTAATGGCAAAGACTAAACAACAAAAAAGTCTTACTAGATGGACTAAGCAGAAATGGACAACAGCTTCAGGTAAGAAGAGTTCTGAGACAGGTGAAGTATATGCACCAAAGAAAACTATTGCTAAGTTAAAGAGTACTAAAAAAGGTAAAGCTAAGCTAGCAGCAGCAAATAAAAAGAAACGTGCAGCAACTAAAAAAGGTAAACAACATGCAAAGCATGGTTTACATAAAGGAAAGAAAAGATAATGGCAACACCAAGAAAAGGAAAAGCAAAAGTCAAAGTAACTAAATCTGGAAAGAAAGTAAGTTACGGACAAGCAGGAAAAGCTAAAGGTGGTGGACCAAGAGTAAAACCTGGTACGTCAAAAGGAGATAGTTATTGTGCTAGAAGTTTAGGTATTAAAAAAAGAGTATCTAAGAAAAAAAGGAATGATCCTAATACACCAAACAATTTATCTCGTAAAAGGTGGAAATGTTCTGGTGCTAAGTCTAGAAGGTAAATGATAGAAGTCATAAAACATACATTAGGCATATGTGGAGAGCATTGGCATCCAAATATATTTACAGCAGTTGCGTCAGCACCAGTAGTTACTACAGCAGTATATTATATCAAATGCAAGTGTGGAGGTTGGTTTAGCCATAAGAAGGAATGCAAAAATAAATAGTCATGACAGAAGGAGATTTAATAGAATTAGGATTTACTAAACAAATACAGGACACATGTTGTGATCCTCAACCTTATACATTCTACAAAACAGTTGGTAATAGCTCACCATTTATTACACCAGACAGTACTACTATTGATGATGATCATTGGCCGGTAGAAAATTATGCTATCAACTTTAAAACGTATATCAAATCGGATCTAATTGATATGATGAACCTTATGGAAAAAAATCCATTATTTCCACCGGAATAAAATAAAACGTCTTTAAACTTTTGAAATTTAAACTATTTGTATATATTTGTACTAATGTTTAATTTTAAAACCAAAAGAAATGTCAGACGTTAAAAAACTAAATCCAGAACTTCAGGATAAAGACCCTCAGCTAACAAAAGAAGAGTTAGCTAGCCGTAGAGAAGAAATTACAGCATTTTACAAAGACAATATTCCACATCTTACTGTTCAAGCAGAATATGAGGAGTTATTAGCTACTATTGATAAAGCCAGAGCAGAAAGACTGCAAGCTCAAATCTTTATGGCACAAGCTGCTGCCCAACAGCAACAAGGTGCAGAAGGTCCATCAGAAGATGAGAAAGAGTTTAAAGCAGCAATGGAGAAGGCAGCAACTAATGTAGAATAACATGAGACTGCTAAAGAAAGGTGATACCGGCAATGATGTAAAAACTTTACAGCAAAAGTTAATGATCTCTCCTGATGGAGTATTTGGACCTGTAACTGAAAAGCATGTAATTAGATTCCAACTATCTCACAGTTTATCTGCTGATGGTATTGTAGGATCTGATACATGGGCTATTTTATTACAAAAAGGACCACAAGTAACAGAAGATATTGATGAAGATACTGATTCTTCAAAACAATACTTTAATACTCCTTTTAATCAAATAATACATAAACATTATCTACCAGATGGTGAATACTTAAAAGGACCCATTAAAAATGATTATGTATTTCTACACCATACAGCAGGTAATAACAACCCCTATAGATGCATTGATCACTGGGGAAGAGATAGTAGAGGAAGAGTAGCTACTGAATTTGTATTAGGTGGAATTAACCATAGAAATGGTAATGATGACTATGATGGAGTTATGGTACAAGCTTTTCCTGAAGGATGTCAAGGTTGGCACCTTGGAAGAACTGGTTCTGGTTATATGAACCGTCATTCTGTAGGATTAGAGATATGTAACATGGGTTATCTTGATAATGAAAAGAGAACATACGTAAAATCATTATGTCAACGTGATCAAGTAATAGGTTTACATGAAGCTTTTAAAGGTAAACTATTATGGCATGCATACTCTGAGAAACAAATAAAAGAAACTGAGAAGTGGATTAAGTTTGTAGCTGAAAGAGATCAAATAGATATTAGATTAGGTTTAAAACAATATATCAAAAAGTACGGACCCTCAAAAGGTTTTGATTTTCAGGAAGATGCGTACTATGGTAAGGTTAAAGGGTTACTGACTCACGGGAATGTTAGAAGTGGTAAGTCAGATATATATCCTCATCCTGACATGGTTGATATGATAATGAGTTTATAATGGCGTTAGTAAATAAAGTAGATTTAAAATTGAAAGTAAGTATTGATTCATCAATAAAGTATCAAATACTTACATACTGTTTTTTTAATGATATAATAATATCAAATTCAGATATTAAGTTCTTATGTGAACTGGCAAAGAATAAAGACGTAGAGCTTACTAAATTCTGTTTGGACCTTGTATCTAAAAATATATTTAAAAGCCCGCAATCAGCTAGAAATGCTATAACTAAGGCAGAGAAAAAGGGATTACTAATTAAAGATGGTAATAATAAAAAAACTATTTCTTTAAATAAAGATATTAATGTTCAGTCAGAAGGTTTAGTATTACTTGATTATAAAATTTTAGGCAATGTATCCCAAGTCTCATAAAGAGTTTAAGAAAGGCATTGCTGAAGAAGTGGGAGTACATGAACAAGTTGTAGATGATTTTATTTCTTTTTATTACTCTAAAGTAAGAAAGACGTTATCAAATATATCATTCCCAAGAGTTTATGTGGAGGGGTTAGGTACGTTTGAACTAAGAATAAAAAAGTTAGAAAATGCTATACTTAAAAACAAGAGTTTGTTAGGTAACATTGCTAAAAGAACTTATAATGGATTTGCAAAAAGTGAAGA